TACGAATATACATTTTTTTATTAATATTTAAACCAATTAGAAAACATAATAATCTTTTTAAAATAACAAATGGAGATAGAAATAGAAAAGGATGAAGTTATCAATGTGAATTATAATTCTACAAAAAATAATATATTAAATCAAATAAATAACTTACACAAAAATATAAATAATGAATCGAATGAAGATTTGTTTAAATTATATATGATCCTCATAAGAATTAGACATGATATCATTCACTATAGCATATTAAATTCATTAGGTCTTGATTGGAAAGATGAAGAGAAAATTGGTGATATTTTCCATATAATTAGTGATGAACATTGGGTTAATCAAACACCAGATATAGTTTTAAAATCAAAAGAAGATGAAAAAAGTCAAACATATTATATTATTGAGATATCTGTATCAATTGATTTGGCAACTTCTGAAGAACAAAAGATCAAAAAATATAGTGATTTATTGTTGAATTTAAAAGCTAGAAAATATGATGTAATATTTATTCATATAAATTTGAAACCTTCATATTCAAATTTGGAATTTGAAATAAATAAAATTTGTAATTATATGGAACTTGATTTTGATTATATGTTTGTCAATAATGTATCAAATATTTTGGAGGAGCAAAAACAATGGTTATCAAAATTCATTGATAAAGAATATTTTGAAAAAATGAAGTTGGAACAATTTGCACCGACATTGTATGAAAATATTGGAATGTATAACGATTTGACATTGGACACATCAGTATTTGTTGAATATAACTCAAAATTTAATCATATAAATGAGGTGGAAAATTGCATTAACAAAATTGATGAGGATAGTTTCATTAATTATTTTAAGAATATTCTTGAGGATTCCGAGAATGATATATATAAAAAATATCAGGATGGTAGATTAGGTGATCATCAATTTGATAATGCAAAAATTAGAATTCAAACCGAAAATAGTATGAGAGTTAAACAAAAGACAAAGCCAACGCACCACATTATTATACCAATGTTTGAAGAAATTGAGCAGTTAAAATATGATCATACAAATGGTAAATTGGATGAGCAGAAGATGATTTTAAATTTTGCAAATTATATAAAGGAAAATAAACCAAAAATACAAGATGATTATTATGTGTTTGTTTACGAGATAAGTTGTAAATTAGTCAATATGTTTACAGATAATAATAAAAATAAGAAAATCAATGATGAAATTTTCAAAACTGGAACATACATTCATGATGGTTTTGATACAAGAGAGTTATTCAATATCTATAAATATGCATGTGAAATTTTAAATTTCTATTATAGTAAGGATTATAAAAATTTGAAAAAGAAAAAATTCCTATCAAAAAAAGCTAAGAAATTTTTTAATGTTTATGAAGACACAGTAACAGAAGAATTTATAAATGATTTAGAACTAAAATTAAAAAGTTTTAATCTTTATGACAAGATAAATAAATTAAATAACAATTACTCATATTATGATTTTTTAATTGAGATGGATTATTATCAACCTGAATCTGAGAAATTTGACAAAATTGATAAAACTAAGACAATGTTTTGCACATTTAATGATGTTTCTGAGACAACAAAACAAATTTGGTATAAAACAGGAATAGATTATTTTAAGAATCAGCCAGATGTGAAAAAATCAAATGTAGAGGAAACAATAGATTTTGAAGAGAAGGTATACATTGACCAAATGCTTATTTATTTAAAAAGCAAACCTGTGCACCAACATATCTATAAAAATGATGATTATTTTTTAAATTATCCAACATTTGATAGTGATGAATGTAAGAAAATGAAAAATGTTATGAATGAGGAATATAATGTTTATTTTGAGAAAATCAAAGATACTAATGCATATTATTATTTATATAAAAGTCACGATATTGTTACTCAACTACTCCATTTCACAACTTTGAATTTAAAAAATAGAACATTTTCTTTTTTTAACACTGGGATTCCAAATATGTTATACGTTGTTGCTGGGTGTTATAATAAATTATTTTCAGAAAATGGCAAACCATTCATGATTATCGTCATAACAAAAAATCCTGATTACTACACACCATTCTTTGGCAAAATTAGAAAATATCAGATTGATAACGAAAATTATTTAATCATTAGTAATTGGAGAAGATTGCAAACATCAAAATTAACTCATATTAAAGACTCATATTATAGTGTTCTATCTTCAACTATGAATAGTATGATGTCATTACATAATAAAATATCTGTTGTTTATCCAAATAAATATGAATATATTTTTTCATTAAGGGCAATAATATCATTATCCACTACTCAAAAAATATCCGAATTATTAATGGATACAAGATATGCATATATGTCAGCACTATCATTATACACTAATATTGATAGATTATTGTATGAAAAATTTGGACCACCGTATAAAAATTGTTTGGAAGTTTGGGTTGTTGATAGGCTAATAACAAGATTAAAATTGTTAAACGATTCTGTAAAAAATGAAAGCATAAAATTAAATATACCTGAATACATCAGTGGTAGAAGAAATTTGGAATCAACAGGTGGTGTTATTGAGTTACCATCATTATGGGGTGATTATTTATTGATTGATGTGAATGAGATTTTAGATGAGACATTTTTATATGTTCATACACCAAAGGAACCCTCTAATGTTTTTCATGAACAAGTTAAAGCATTAAAAACAATAATAAAATATCAAGATGAATTTGACAATTTACCAAAAATCATAAGGGAAGGTAGTATGGAAACATTAGATGATATAAATAATTATTTAAGATATGATACACAAATTGGATCATGCGCACAAATAATTTTTTATTCCACAAATTATACATTAAATTTAGACAAACCAAATATGAAGAAAATAATACATCAGATCAATGATGAAGATATATCAGAAATAATAAGTACAAAGGCAGTTATAAAGGATTTGAATAGAGAAGTGACATCTGATAAGAAACCTACAAAAAGAGAGTACACAAAATTTGTGGAGAAAATAAAGAGATATTATGGTGACACTAGTATAGACACAATTGATTTTAAAAAATTTTTTTTAAAAACGGATAGTCAACATTATAGTATCAGGAAGACAAGGCAAAAAGTTTTTGAAACAACTTTGGATTATATTGAAAGTTATGAACATATAAATAAGACTGTTGATATGGCAAATCACTTCATTAAGGAAGAAAAAGGTAAGGTTATTGCTGATATTTGTATAAAATCGCAATATGGTTCGAAGAGAGAATTTTACGTCATAAATTTTGGAGCAAAAGCATTAGCAAGATGTTCTGAAAATTTTTTCAAAAAAGTTTGTGAACAAACTAATGGAGAAGCAATATCAATACCAGGTGATAAAAAATTACTATCAATGCAGCAAATGTTGGATAGATTATTATTAAATATACCAAGTATGGATGACTATAAAATAATGTTTACAAATGGTGATTGTACAAAATGGTCAGCTGCAGAAACAATGTCATCATTTATAGCAATGACACGATCATTTAAAGACAGAATAGGTGAAAACATGTATAATTTATTATTAAGTGTTTTTAACTCATGGTCTAATAAAAGTATACAAATTCCAATAGATATATTAAACAAAGTAATACCACCCATGAGCGAAATTAATTCTGTGCAAAGAGAAAAATTAAAATATTTATTAATGGATATTAGCAGAAATCATGGTGTCATAAATAGTACACAAAATTTTTTGCAAGGTATGTTTAATTATGCATCATCATTTAAAGCCATATGTTGTTTAAATTATACATATTATGTGTGGAAAAAAATCTATGGTGATACCTCATTAATTGTTGAACATATGGCACATTCAGATGATTATGTTACAGTAATTTTATATAAAGATATAAGGGATTTTGAAAAGTTCAGGGTTTTACAAAAAATTATGATGAGATTACATGGTTATAATGATAGTGAAAGGAAAACGAATTGTCAAAATGTCTTTATGGAGTTTGTTTCACTTATGTCTTTTAATGGTATAATGTTATATCCACAAATAAAAAAATCAAAGGAAATTAATACAAATTTACCATGTATTGGTTATAAACAAGATATTGAATCAGCTATGTCAAGAACAAGTGAGTGTTTAAGAGTTGGTTGTAATTTATCATTCTGTTATTTTTTTGAAAGATTACATACAATTTGCATAGCTGATGCTTATTCATTATTACCAAATATGACAAATAATTGTGGTAGATCATTTGAAGAGTTAATGAATACACCTGTCGAATTATTTGGTATACCTGATATGAACCCTATGTTCTTATTGTTTTGCAGAGGAAGTGGCAATAATTATCGCTTATATAAATATGGTTCAACAAAACAAAAATTTGTCATTGAATATTTATATGATTCATCAAAATCTCAAAAAGAGAAGGAGAAATATGTGTCTGAAGATAAAGATTACTCATATTCATTATTAACACCAATATTTTTGTATGACACAGAAAATAAATCCCTTAAAAGATTAAGAAATTCAATAAAATGGGAACCATACAAATGCACAGATTTTTGGGACAATCATATATCATATAGATTCTTAAAACCAAGATCAAGAACATTATTAATATCATGGATCAAATCAATGTTTTTTAACAGAACATTCGTTGAAGCATATACGAAAGCAAACCGAACTAAAATGACAATGAGATTATCCAGTTTTGTAAAAAATATGTGTGTGAAAACTGCTATTGAAATTGAAGAATATTTTGATAAAAAATTATTAAATCAAAATAAATATACAATAAATCAGTACATAACAAACATATTAAATGATATTGATAATAAATATAGATCTGGTAGAAATATTAAATTAAATGATGTTGACATAACACAAATAAACAAGATTATAACAAAATGTGATCCCACTTATTCAACAATTTACTCAATTCTAACTGGTTTAACAATAACAGAAACGTTGTATCAAAAAAAACAATTTTTCCAAATTGCAACAAAAAGTCCTCAAAAAATTAGAAGTTTTGAGTTGATAAATACACCTGAAGTATTAATACAGTTTTTATACAATCCACAAGATTCCTTAATTGATAAAAGATTTCCAAAATCAAACAATTCTTTAGAAAAAGATGTTGTAAATATAAAAAAAAGAATAAATTCAAAATTTCTTGAAAGTAAAAATACACTTGATATTTTGACTGTTTTCAATGATATGTCAATAACAAAAGAAAAACCAGTTATCATGATGGGTTATAATCATTTATCCAAACAAATTATTTATGTTATAAGAGATATACTACAATATAATTATATACCATTTCGATATTGTGATGTAACTATACATGGTATTACAAAAGTGGTAGATCCATTTACAGGTGATTTATTGTATATTAAGGGTGAAAAAATGACACAAGATTTACATATTCATAGTTTGGAAAATATTTGTTTATTATATGTTTATTATGTAATAAAAAAGAACAAAACAACAATGAAATTTAAATCAATAATTCAAAATCTACAATTTATTATTGATAGGGAAAAGAAAATTAAAAAAAATTATATTGATGTTTTAAGACAATTCACTAGATCTTATTGTCAGCAATTTGAAATACCAAATTATTTGATTAGAATTGCATCATATCTTAAATCTGTTCTAATTGGTGAAAATGATCTGCTTGATGATATGATTAATAGTGCTTATAGTTATAGTTTTAAATTTATTTCTGATGCTAAACATATTGGTAGAAAATATGAAGGAAGAAGCATCTTTGTGTTCTCACACTTTAAAACTCAACAAAAAGTAATATCTTATGAAAGTAAAAAACAACCATTAATTATTTATGAAAAAATAAGACCAAACTTGTTAAGTGTTCACTACAATATATCAATGTTGATTTTAGGTTATGTGAGTGAAAATGAATTCCATCATGATCTGTACAAAACAAGGTATTCATTAATAAAATTACCATTCAAAGATGATAAAGAATTAAATAAATTTGTTAAGGATGAGAAAATATTATATGCATACACAATTGATTCAAAACAAAAAATACATCAAGTGAAATCAGAAGATATTGATTTAGATGATGAGTTCATACCTTTTTTCCAAACAAAAAAATCTTTGTATTTTGATAAAGGAAACAATAAAAAAATAGGAAAATTATATGCAACCATAAATGAAAAAAAGCTAATTGTGAATGTTGGAAAACAGAAAGCATTTATGCTACCTTTCTGGAGATGTGAATGCACAAATAATGTTGAGTGGTTTAATACTAGTCATATTATTTATGATGATGGTTATGATATTGTAGATTTCTTCTTCAATAACACATTGAAAAAATATTTAACAGATAATTTAAAACAACATATTTATCCAAAAAACAAAATAGATTATGATAAAATTAGAGATGACATACTTAACAATATACCAAAAAATAGATTATATTGGTGGAATCATGATGATATATTAAATCAAATTGTTAGCAAAAATATAGACACAGAATATTTATGTGAAATATTAAACCTAAAAAAGAAAGGACAATATTCAACACCATACAAATATGATCCACATTTTTTTAAAAAAACAAATTATGAAGAAGAAATTCATCTAGATCAACCTGCTATAAGTGATATAATAGAACCAGAAATTGATATAAAGGATAGTAAAACTGAAAAAACAATTGATGAACTAAAATTAGATTTTAATAATATGATGAGTAAATTAAATTTATTAGATGATTTTCTAGTTGAAAGAGAAGAAATTGATGAAGAAATATATGATAAATCAATGTTTGATGACGAAGATGACTATATATTACACACCCCTTCTGTTAGCAAAGAAAAATTACTCAGTATGACTGTTTTTGAATTTAATATATCAGATAATTTCATTGTGAAACCAACAAAACCAAAGTATGACAAAAATTTAAAATATATTAGTAAAGTTAATTATTTGTTAAATAAAATATATCATTTACCAAATTTATCAACTTGTTCCATTATTAATGATATATCAAATTATCAAACACATAAGAACATAACAATATTTGATTATATATATGGTTTAGAATTATTTTGTAAACAACATGAAAAAATAATGAAAATAAAAGATATTGATCAAAGAAAACATTATCAACTAATTGAATTAGTCTTTATTTATAAATTAATGTGCGAATCATACATTAAGCCAATTGTTAATAATCAATTTTCATTTAGCATATCATATAATCAAAATCTAATCTATAAAATAAATTTTAATGAGAAATACAATGATGAGCTTTATAATAAACTAAAGAATAATAAGAATGTGAACATAATCAATCTTAGCAGTGATATCATAACATTTGAAATAAAAACAGATTTGTTTGTTTTTTTAAAAAAAAGAAGTCAAAACATACCAAATTATTCATACAATTTAGATTTCCTAAAGACTAACATATTAAATGATTATTTTATTATTCAAACTGAAGATGATTTAGATGAATTACTATTATAAAAGAGAAGAGAAAAAGAAAAAAATGATTAAATGATTTTAAATGTATTTATAATTAATGTATATTCG